ATGGCAATGATCCGAAAGTCAGCCGCCGAGATGCGAGGCTTCACCCTGTCCGAGGCCCAGCAGGCTCGTCTGAAGGCCATGTCCGAGGAAGACATCCAGCGTCAGGCAGAGAGCGATCCTGATGCCCTCCCCGCCACGGATGAGGAGCTGGAGCGCGCGAGACTGTCACGGAAGCTCCGCCAGCTTCGGCGGTAGACAAGACTGAGCCCACCGTCTGATCGTCAAACGGTGGGCTCAGGAACATGGCGCGCATCACCGGGCGGTGGCGTGTGCCTCATAGAAGGACGCCCGCAGATCCGCGGCCCTCGTGAGGGTGTTGGAAATGGCGAACGACACCTTTTCGAGCGTTCCGCCGTCGATCAGGTAGCAGTCCGCCCGGCCGCCGTTGAGCTCACGGTGGGCAGCGACGTCCTCAAAAAGGGCCTCGAAGAGCGCGCTCGCGATGCCTGCCATGAGACTGAGGTCGCAGATCTGGCTTTCCAGATCCTCGAAGGCCGACAGCCGGGCATCCTCGGCCGGCGGAGCGTTGTGGCCTCGGCCGGGTACAGCCGGCGGGGGCGCCTCGGTCGAGGCCTTGGCGCGACGGAAAACGGTCATTGTCCCCTCCCCTCAGTGCAGCGGCTCTTCGAGAAGCGCGGCGAGCTTCACGAGGCCCTTGGCGGTGACATGGGCACGCGTCGCGATGCGCTCGCGCCCCTGATCGTCGAAGAAGGGATGGTCGATGTGCTCCATGTAGCCGGCCTGGATCTTGTCCTGGTAGGCGAGCCAGCTGGAGTTTCCGACGCGCTTGTAGATCCAGTGCCGGGTCGACAGAAAGGTGATGAGGTCCTTCGGCCGCTTCTTCAGCGTCTTGGCCGCATCGGTCAGGCACATGCTGCCATCGGCGGCGCCGAGGCGGTCGAGCTGCTTCACCTTCTGGCCCTGCGCGGCGATGACGGCATCCTTCTCCGCCACCTGCTTCTGGAGGTGGTCGAAGACGGCCAGCATCACCTTGGGGTCGGAGGGGTCCACGACCATGCGCGGCTGCGCGGTGCCCATCTCCAGCTCCATCCAGCGGTCGATGATGCGGGCGCGCATCTCCACGCTGTAGCCGGAGACAAGGATTAGCGTCTCGCGCTTGGGGAGGCGGAGGATCGGCGATCTGATGGGCGCCCCGCCGCTAGGATTGGGCCGCTCAACCGTCTCCTCAAAACTGAGGAGACCCCCTTCCCCGTGAAGTTCAGCCACCATCTTGCGCGCGTCGCGCAGCACATTGTCGTGGCGCTTTCCAGTAAGCTCCGCGATTTCCATCGTGGACATGGTGAGCGGCGCGCCGTTGCCTTCTGGGGCGGCCGGGACGATATTGAGAAGTGTCATGTCGGAACCTCAATTTCCGAATGATTAGGACGCCACCTTGCCGGGTGGCGGACGAGACCGGCGACGGGGCCTTGGTTTACGAGGCCTTGGGCTCCGTCGCCGCGACCGGAGCAGGAAAGATCCGCTCCAGATGCAAAATGATTTCCGCATTCGTTGAACGCCGGCTGTTTTTGGCGGCGTCCTTGATCCTGTCCCGGAGACCATCGGGCACGCGGATTACAATTTTGTCGGCTCCTCGTTTGGCCAACGCCCCCTCCTACATACTGGCCTTTTGCCAATATCGGCACTGTGCCAGCATTGTGTCAAGCACCATTGTTGGCCTAATGCCAGCATGAGGTGCTAGCATGACCCAAGACACACCCAGCCGGTATATGGACAAGATCGTCATCCGGGTGCCCGATGGCTTGCGGGACCGGATCGCTGTAGCGGCGAAAGCCAATGGGCGTTCGGTAAACTCAGAACTCGTCGCGCTTCTTGAGGAGGCATATCCGGCGGAACCGACCGTTCACGAGGTTATCCACCTTGCTGGCCTCCTAGCGGACGATTTCCTCGATGCTCCCGAGCACCTCGGCCTTCGGCAGCTGCGTGACACTCTGAAAGAGGTGGTGGAGAAACTGAGGGACGCCGCGGCGGAAGGCTACCCCAACCACCCACTGAATGAGTTCCAAGTGTATCGGCGAAAGCACGGCCTCCCTCCCATCGAGATGGACGAACCCAACGAGGAGGGCGAATGAACTCACTCGTGGTGGCTCCCTCCTGCTCACCACGATGCGATCGATTGCGAGGTCAAACTGCCTCAGTCTCTGATGCCTTTCCTATCGCAAGCGTGTGCGACGCATTCCGGCGAACCTCTTGGCTTAGAGCGCGACCCGAACGCAAAAGGCCCCGCCGCCTGGGTGGCAGCAGGGCTTGGTCTTCATAATTTCAGATTATCGATCCGACCAGAGATCTGTAGGCAGCCTGTCCGTTCCGAACAGCAGAAACGGGTTCGTGTATGATACTCGGAATGCCCCCTATCACCGACCGAAAGCATTCGTGGAATGAATTACCAATCAGAAGATATCTCTACTAATATAAAACCTAAATACTACCCCCTATTATGCGGCGCGCGCACAGCCAATAGGCATTCCGCATAGGTATCAAGAAGCCATTTTCGATCAGCAGTAGACTTCCCAGCTACACTGCTGTGCAGCGACTTACCTTCGTTGGACGCGATCGTTTGCAAAAGCTTATACGCGATTTGCTCAGGCGAATTCTCGCCGATATGAACGACAGGTGTGTCAGCCACGGCACTCTCCAAGATTGCGAGATACGGCCACTACACTGCCCGATTCCCCAATGGTTCGGCAGTCCTCACGCTCGATGCGCGACAATATGGCCTCAGGACGGCCAAGACGTGCGAAGCGCGTACGAAATCCGTCCGCACTTAAGCCCAGCAACGCTCCCGGATTTCAGAGGCCGCCCCATGGTCGGAAACGTGGGAAATTCCCACCATTGCTGGCCAGGCGTAAGGCGCTCGCCTCCCTCCAGCCCTGCATCCATCCCGCCTAGATCGGGAGCCACGACTATATCAGCGACCCCACCTTGAGGCGCATCTCGCTGAGAAGAGCGTGGGGCGAGGATCACCGCCACGTGAGCAAAGGCGAGCAGCATCCGCTGCCAGCGGCACCGCGCCGGCAATCCGGTTAGGCCACCTCGGGGAGGGGCCATAGAGAGATGGAATCACAAACAGCTAGGTCAAACGCTTCTTTGCGTAGTTCGCAACAAAGCTTGTAAGACCGCCACCAGTCAAAAAAGATATAATCCTTTCCGACTGACTGCTTGTTAGAATAGCTTTTTCGGGTGGAATTATAAAATTGATAAACCACAATACTGCAAGAACGCTCAAAGATAAAAAGCCAGCCCAGAAAACGATCAGTATAGCGATCGCTACATGATCTCGGAAACGTTCGGTTCTGCTGTGCTCTTTCTTAGCTGCCTCAGCTTCTAGATCACCTGAAGCTAATGCTGACGCCTCCTTCCGGGCAGCATCGTCGCTATCAACACCAGAATAGGCCTGGACACGCGGGACAGGTTTTTCCTCGCGCCTAGCTAAAGCATCGCGAAGTTGCTGAAGTCTTGCTTTGGCCTCGTCTTCGTTCATTAGGCCTCAGCGCCGCTTGCCAAGGTGCGATAGTGATCTTCGATCAAATCATTACTAATTACGATGTTAGACACACCATCCTGATATGTCTGAGCCCACGGCGAGCCAGGCTGATGCGTGAGACGCGAAAGCTCGATCCCCGTCATATTTCCATATATTTCATATACCTGTTGAATTAGCGCATTTTCAACAGAAACAAGTGGATCGGGATCGTGCGCCCGCAAGGGGCCGCGCACAGGATCGCTTCGAAACTGGCTGATGGAATGGTAGAGCTTGGGAATGACGGGTCCATATTTCCAAGCTTGAACTTCATCATTTATGAGAGGCACCCCATAAAGACCAAGCATCCAGCCATGAGCGATATAGACCAGCTTTAAAAGCTGCATTGGGGTTAGTGTATCGCCCTCCTCGTTGGCAAGGTCGAGGAAGCGATTTGCGATGGTCAGGCTACTGTGCATTTTCAGCCCTCCGCCGCTGAACAGGTGCCAATGCCATGTTCCGCATTCGACGATAGGCGTCGCGTGCGAATCACACCACCCCCCGGCAGCGATCGCCACCGAAGGCCCACGCAATATGGTCTGCAGGGTATCAAATGTCCAGATTCGGGCATCCGCCGCACCCAATGCTGGAATTCCCCACATCGCTTCTCAAGCGCCGCCCCCTTCTGAACCCCCACCCGCCACGCTTATGCTGCTCCCCAAGGAGCCCTAGCCATGAGCGTCACCATCTTGCCCGGCCAGCACCTGCTGGGCGTTCCTCTGACCAGGGTCCGGAACATCCTCAAGGCCTGGCGCTATGGGGGAAGCAGTGACGTGGTCTCCATCGCCGAGCGGAATGACGTGGAGCTCGATCCGCTTCTGGTGCTCATCCTCCTCGAGGAACTGCGCGAGCGCGGCCTGATCGGCGAGGAAGCGGATGAAATAGGCGATGTCTTCGACGGGCTCACGCCGACAGGCGAGGCACTGGCCCATGCCACGGCCCGCAAACGCACACCGAAGGCGAAGGCACGGAAGGTGCTCGAGGAGTTCCTGGCAGCCTGCGAACGCATCAACGCCCGCCGGGACCTGCCAGTCGAGATCCTGGAGGTCTGGCTGTTCGGGAGCATGCTGGACCCGAACAAGGCTGACGTCGCCGACATCGATCTCTCTGTCCTGACCGGCACGCCGGCGGACTTCAAAGGCGACATCATCAAGCGCTACGACGAGCTGGCCAAGGCGATGGGGCGAACCTCCATCCCTCAAGGCGTTCAGAAATTGTGGCATGGGCAGCAGTTCGTGATGAACCAGTTGCTCTACGGCGGCCGCCGGCACCCGCTGCTGGCCGTCCACTTCGACGGTCACGCCCTGCTGCGCGACATGGCCTGTCCGTGCCAGCAACTCCTGGCAAAGGACGGCCGCACCAGCGACGCCCCTATCCTGCCGCGGCATCCCTCCTCCACCGGGCGGGCGAAGCGGATCAAGGAACCCGGTGTGATGCCGGACCTGAAACCCTCCGATGCCCCGCTACGCCCGATCTCCTCGGACTGGGCCCTCTCAACGCGCCTATGGTCACGGCACGCCGCCAATCTCGCACCCTGGCCCTCCAGCCATCCCCGCAACTGGATGGCCAGAGAGAGGCTGTCTGCTGGCCATCTGCTGGTCGGAGCGGAAGCCTACAAGCGCCTGAAGCCGAACGTGGTCACTCGTCGGCTGGATCTCGTCAGCGACTGCGACCAACGCGATCGCACCAGTTTCGTCATTGCCGGCTCGACCTTCCCGGATCCGAAGCAGAGGTGGCTTTCCGTCGAGCGCGCTGAGATCGGCGTGGTGTTCGACCGCGAGATAAAAGCGACGCCAAAAGGTATCGTCTACAAGCTGACCATCAACCGCGCCGCTCAACGCGGGAAGGTGCCCGGCTTCGGTGTGCAGTGCGCGGCGCTCTGGTGGATGTGGCTTCTCGCACAAGCTGATCTCAGGAGGATCGCCTTGCGCGATGCCGAGGCGTTCCGCTCGCGCCCCGTCCGGGTGCGCGTGGAGGACGCCACCGACAGCCAGATTGGATTGGCCCTAGCCGAGGATTTGCGCGCCACCGTCAGCGCCGCCACTCATGCTCAACGATAAGCAGTGGGCTCGTCTCCGCGCCCCCCAGCTCCGCGGTGGTGGCACTGTGCCATGTGACGCGCCCCATCGCTTCTCATTGCATGACCGCCGCTAAATAGGCGCTTATATCTTGAGGAAATCTGCCACCGCGAAAACTTCAATCATCACAGATGCATCGAACGACTATTACCGATATCGGATCGACAACACACCTATATCGCGCGCATACAGGAGAAATTACTCACATATATGAATCTATAATAAAATATTATTTTCTCACGGGAGATCACCCCTATGAAACAATCCGCTCTTGGAAGAAGCCTTTGTCGGAAAGCTTACATCGCATTCTGCGCAATTCTACCATGAGAATCTCTCATTGACATCCATCAGGCGATATATACGGTTTGTCTGCTGGATTAACCGCATGTGCTGGGGGGCATATGTCGAGCAACCGACAGCCTATATTTTGGGCCCTAGTCTTTTTTTCCATGTTGTTTCAGGCACTTAGCGTCGAGGCCAAGTGCGTCCCCGTCGGCGATATTAAAGCCGTAACGATCTCCCCGACCGTTCTCTCTTCTCTCTCCAAGCTAAATATGGACAGGGAAGGCATATTTAGAGCGATCCACGCAGTATCTGAGCCGGAGACGAGCGGATGCTGGGCCGGAGCCTCGGGCAATTTCGATGGCCAGATCGTCTCGGTCGGAGTTCTGCAGTGGAACTACGGCCAGAATTCTCTCCAGCCTATGATCCGGCGCTATCGAGAGAAATTCGCTACGGAGGCGGCATTTCGCGTCAATATTGGAAATGTTATGCCAATATTTGGGAAGTTAATATTCAGCGAAGGATGCCGCCGAATTCCAATCACTACGGATTGCCAGACGACGCTCGAAGCTCAAAGTCAAAATGGCCGGCTAAATAGCGTAGTTCGAGAAGAATTTGATAATCTATTCAACAGTGAAACGATGATCCAGATTCAGGTCGATCGCTTCATCGCGTTGGTACAAAGCGTCTCGGACGATCTGAGCCGCATCTTTCCGTCTGAGCACGTCACCAGCCTGAAAGTGAAGTGGGCGATCGACACAAAGACACAGCAGGGCAGCTTTCCCGGCAATGCGGACATAGCGCGCACGCGAAAATCCCTCGCGTCTGCTTCCGCCGAGCGAAAAAGGGTCAGCATCGCCGGAATCGTTCACTGGTATGAGGGGCTATGCAGCACGATCGACCAGGGCGGAATCTGGCGCGACTGCTCGTTCAATATCGCAGAATGGACCAAACTCAATTCTACCGGCGCCGTCTCAGATGAGCAGTGCGAACTTCTACATTTTACTTTCTTGCGCAGCCGCGTCGCCCAAGGAATGTCGGGCTATTGGCAAGCACTCTCTTTTCAGCGCAGGGCACGCATTATCCTAGGTGTTGGCAGCGTCGGCGGTGATATCCAGAAACTTCCTGCAACAACGTCCAGGTTGGCGCCATGATCATGAATATTAAGAAATTCACGTTATTTTTGGTACTTCTGACCCTCTGCGGCTGCAATGCAGACGTCCTGGTCGACACCAATTTTGCAACTACTCCGGCCGGAATGCTAAATTCTGGAATGGGAGAGATCGGGACGCTTTACCTGATTAACGCCAAAAAGATGGAGGCCCGCCGCATCGAGACAATACCTGTGGAAGAAGGTGCGGTCCGGAACTCTGGTAGCGCCTCGTTAGAAATTAGCCAGCTTGAGGGCTTTTCGTTCACGGTTAGCGCTAAAGATGGCAGCCCAACGCAGGATCAGCTCGCCAAGGCTACCGCAGCCTTGTCATCACAGTCCCGCCTAGTCCTCACCGACTACAGCAAATCGGAAATCCGCGCCCCTTGGGAGCCAATAGTTGCCCAGTTGCGCTTGCGGACCCCGACAAGCGAAATCGACCCATGGAGCCTGGACGAAGCCATCCGCTCCAATGATATTTTCTATGTTTTCGTCGCTGGAAGCATTTCGGCCGGATCTGCTCGATTTTACATCGGAGAAAAAGAAGACTCTGATGGAAACGGCATTTCCCTGAACATCGAGAAGAATCTTGATGCAAGCATAAAGTTCACGAACAGAAGCCAGACCGCCTGGCAAGGGCGCGGAGTGCCCGTGATCATTAAGCTTTATACTTTCCGCGTTACCAAGGGCGCAAACGGCTATCGGATATCATCAGCTAGGATCCCGAATTTGTCGGGAATTCTCGCCAAATCTGCAGCTTCGCTGTAAACTTGAATCAACGTAATGGTGCTGTCCGTCTTGCAGCGTTTCACGACGGTAGCGGCGCGGGACAGGATTCCGCCAGCGCCACAGGGAGGGTATGGCGCGCAACCCACTGGAGGCGTTTGCGCGACCTGACGAACCGCTGCCTAGTGCCGTTCACCAGCTTCTCTGAGCGCAACAAGGACCACGGCGGAGATGTGTGGTCGCCTTGGGCGAGGATCGCCCCCTCGCCTTCTTCGCTGGGATCTGGGTGCAGGGCTGGACCAGCGTCCGGAAGATGAAGGAGGGCGAGGTCACGGCGGACCTCTATGGCTTCCTGACCACGGAGCCCAGCGAGCCGGTGGCGAGCGTTCATCCGAAGGCCATGCCGGTGATCCTCACAGAGCCGGCAGAGTGGGAGGCATGGATGGCGGCGCCGTGGGACGATGCAAAGTCGCTTCAGCGGCCATTGGCGGGAGGAAGTCTGGATAAGGTCGCGGCGGGCCCGAAGTCGGATCAGTGAGCCGTCGGCCTCGGCTGACTCATGAATCGCCCGTTCCAGCTTGGCACAAGCTCCGGTGCTGAAATTACGCACCGACGCGTAAAGCCACGCCTTCTTGGCAAGAACTTTCATCTGCCGTAGCTTCTCCCCATTCTACGGAGTGGGGGCTCCTTTGACTGATAATAAGACGGCGACGGCTTCTGCCGGCACATGGGATTGGTCGTTCGCGAAAGATATAGTTGGAACACTCGGACCTCATGGCCCCGACGGCGTCCTTTGCTTTGGACTGACAGTTGCCCTGTTGGCTTTCGCGGCGGTCGGGGTAAGCGTGGACGAGGCCGGCACTTGGATCGCCTTATTCTATCTTATATATGCATTCAGGAAGACCCAGCACGACCGTCACCTGGAACGCTGCCAATTTGGTGACGTTCGTCATAAGGAGATCGATCTTGCTCGGTATAGGATCGAGAAGGAGGCAGAGATCGAGACGGAGAGATTAAGATCGCTCTCCGCATCGGGGAGCGGGCCCCTCGATCAGAGTGAGGTGTCGCGATGAACTGGCTTCAAGAGCATATTTCCGGGTTCATCAACTTTGGCTTCGCTATGGCTGTCATAGCGTACGTGTCTTGCAGCCTTCGCTCTCGCTACCGGAAGCGGCAGCACTTTTGGGGTACGGCGAGCAAGGCACTGGAAGATCATAGCGCGGCTCTACGCGCGTTTGTCGACAGCCCCGATTCTCCCGACAACCTCAAATTTGCGCTGCTCTCCTTCAGCGAGGCTGTCAGCCGTAAGGAGGGATACAGTCTCATCGTCGAAGCGCTAACAACGGCCGCAGAAGACGATCCTGTGGTTGGCGCAAGAGACCTAAAAGCTGATCTCGCGGCCCTTGAGGAATTTCATCCTGAACTTGCGAAGGCGTTCGGCAGGGCAATTGTGACGGGAACGGTCTACTCGATTGCTCGCTGGCAAGATGCTACCGAAGTGGGGATGATCCACGCGGGAGTGGAACTGTCGGACGAGGACCGCAAGATCACCGTGGTCTCAAAGGTGGCAGACGGTCAGGCTTGGCCATTGCATCCGAACGGCGCAACCGCTTGAACCCCACTCACCGCGGCACCGCGATCCGCGCCTTGATGCCCGCCAGATCCTCGCGCACGCCGCCGATCTGGGAGAGCATCTCGGCGTTGACGCGCTGGATGCCACGCACCGCGTCGGCGATGTTCCCGATGCGCTCGTCCTGCACATCGTTGCTCTTGGCGAGCGCGTCCACCTTGGGCGCGTAGGAGGCTTCCCGCGCCTGGAGGGTGGCGATGTCCCGACGCATCTCGGCGTTCGAGGCGGCCATGTACCAGACCAGGGATGCAATCGGGATCACGGTGGCGAGCGTCTGCATCACCTGCCCGAAGTCGAAAGCCCAGATGAACCGCGGCTTGGTCATGCTGTCCTCCGTCGCGCCCTGCTCCACCATGATCCCCTCCACCCACAACGCAGAAACAGACAGCAGGGGTCACAGCCCCTGCGCATAACGCGACCGCACGTCCTCATACCATTCGCGACAAGCCGCGATGTGCCCGTTGGCGATGAGGAAGGCATCCCTCATCCGACGCAGCATCACTCGGGCATCGGGATGATACGGAGGGTCATCAACGGGCCGGCACACCTCCGGCGGCGCCGGCAGATCCCGCGCGAGGCCCGGAGTTCCAGCCTGCTGGCAGGCCATCAGGGAAAGCGTCATCAGTGCTGCACCCGTCGCGGGCAGCCAGCTGCGCCTCGAGCGCATCGGTCTTCTCCTTCATGGTCTGAGCTTCGGCGGTGAGGCGGGAGATCAGGCCTCGGTCCTTTGCGCCGGCCGCGTCCGCCTGCGCCTGGTCGCTGCGGCGGATCTCCTCGGCCGCGTGCAGGTTGGCCGCTTCCCACTCGGCCCGCACCTCGGCCCGGCCGGCGGCACGCCCATAGGCGTTCGCGCCCCAGACGAGGCCCACCAGCAGGATGAGCCCGATCACGACACGGCCTGCGCCGGTGGAGGCGAAGCGCGCCAGAGCGGCGAGAATGGTGAGGACGATGGTCACGGCTGGCCTCTCGTCTGGCTGTCCGCCGGCGGCGGAGGCGGCGGCGCATAGGGCAGCGCGCTGCCGGTGCGCCACATGGCGAGTAGGTCCTGCACGGTGGCGAGGCCCGTGTAGCCGAGCACGAGCAGCCCCACGAGGATGAGCCACCCGCGCACCAGCTCGAGGTTGATGGTGGTGTCGGGATTGTCCTCGAGGACGATGAGCCGCCAGATGGCGACGCCCACCACCGAGAAGATGACAAGGCGGCGCCAGCGCCAGGAGGGTTCGCCGGAAGGGTGCGCCGCCATGTCAGGCTGCCTTCGGCGACTTGGCCGGCGCCAGCCGGGCGGCGAGCGCCGCGAGCGTCACCGGGCCGGCGATGCCGTCCGCCTTCAGCCCGTTGCGGGACTGGAAGTCGCGGATCGCCGCCGTGGTGGCCGGCCCCTGCCGCCCGTCCACCGTGAGGCTATAACCGAGGGCGTTGAGGCTCTCTTGCAGATCCGCCGTCGCATCGTCCGCGCCGGCAGCGCGCCAGAGGGCGCCGGTGCCGATCTGGCTCCAGATGCGATCCAGCCACTCCTGACGATCCGGCAGGCCGTTATAGCCGCCGTTGATGATGCGGGTGATCTGGCGGATGTCGCCCTTGTCGGCGAGCGTGTTGCAGCCGCCGCGCGTCCACTCGGCGAGCGCCGGCTTGAGGGCAAGCTCGGCCGCCGTCACCAGCTCCGGGGTGCGCTCGAACAGATCCCCGACGCCTGCCCGCTGCCCCATCTCGCGATGCTGGCCGCGCCCGGTGGTCTGGAGCAGGCCGTTCCCCCGGTACTTCCAGCCGTCGCCCGGCTGGGTGTTGCCGAGCTGTGCCGCCATGCGCGGGTTGCCGAGGCCATAGACGCGCTCGAACAGCGCCGGCCCGTCGCCCGCCAGGCGCTCGGCCTCGGCCGGTGTGACGGCAGCCGAGTGCACGCCGCGCCCGAAAATGGCGAGGATGCGCGGCGCGCTGTAGGCGCCGCTCTCCCGAACGATGGTGAGCCCGCCGGTCTCATGCAGCACCTGCGCCAGCAGATTGGCGAGGCGCAGCGGCGTGGTGACACTCGCCGCCTCAAGCTGCGCCTCCCCAGCCTCGAACGCGGCGAGATATTCGGGCCGCGCCTTGGGCGCGACCCGTCGCACAATGTCGATTGCTCGCATCGGATGGTCTCCGGATTGTGGGCACAAAAAAACCGCCCTGAGGCGGCCGCGGCGTTCGGTGTTCTGGAAGATCAGACTGGGCCGACGAACTTTCCGATGATGTGCCGTCCGTCGCCGGCGCCACCAGAATTGAAGATCGAGCCGTTGTCGGCGGCGAAGGAGATCGTGAACGTGGAGGCTGCCGCGCCCTGGCGCATATTCACGCCTTTGCCGGTCAGCGTCGTTTCGGAGCCGAAGCCGGCGCCGGGGGCCGTGGTGCTCACCGGCAGCGTCACCACCATGTCGCCCGTCGCCGAGCCGGCCGTGGTCAGCAGGATGTCGTAATAGATCTCGATCTGACGGTTGACGATCTTGTATTTGGCCGAGGCCGTATAGGCCGTGATCGTGCCGCTGCTGGCTGTGACGGTCGGCGTGTAGGGCTTGAAGGGACCATCGGGCCAATAGATGTTGGCGCCGATGGCCATTTCCACCTGCTGCTGGATCTTGCCATCCACATAGATGGCATTGCCGGACGAGGCCACCAGCGCATCGCCGCTCGCGCCGGCTGCGATGTTCCAGCGACCGGTTTCCACCTCAAGCATGCGGACGGTGTTCCCCGTGCCGCCGTCCGCCACGCGGACCAGCGCCACGCCGGCTTCCTTCAGGTTGCCGCCGATGATGGTCAGCTTGGTGTTGGAGCCGCGCACGTGCACCAGCGGCTCGCCGGTGAAGTTGGCGTCGCGGCCCTGGAGGCTGCACTCCGTGAAGGTGGCGGTGGTGCCGTCCGTGCCCGGATCCACATAGATGGGCGTGGTGCCATTGTCGAAGTCGCAGGCGACGAACTTCGCCTTGCTGGTCGGGCCTGCCACCATGCCGGGCACATCGTTGCCGGCGAAGGCGCCGAAGCGGGCACCGTATTTGTGCCAGATGCTGAAGCACCGGGTGAAGTTCGGGTTGTCGTTCCGCTTGGAATAGATGGCCGTGAAGTGATCGACCATGTACGCCTTCACATAGTCGCTGACGCTCCAGTAGGGCCACCAGCGCACGAGATCGACATTGCAGGTGTCATAGGCCGCCTCGACCTCAAGGCCGATATCGAAGGGCTGCCCCTACACGTTTTTGGCGATGAGCCGCGCCCAGCCTGACATGCGAATGCCCTTGGTGGCATTCAAAATGAGCACGTCCTCAAGCGTCAGGTCATCCACCCGGAAATCGAAATCGAAGTCGTGCGGCTGCGGCGCCCAGCCGGGCCCGGGCACGAGCTGATAGCGGGTGGTGCCGATGCCGCGGATGGTGACCGAGCGCACCTTGTTGCTGCCGCCATATCCGCCGGTGAACCCCTTGCCGCTGTGCGCGAAATAGAACCACGAGCCGTTGTCGGCGCCGGTGCGCACGCCGGGGCGCACGAGGCCGGACAGGGTGGTACCGTCCTTCAGGGTGATGGGCGACACCAGGGTGATGGTGCCGGGCACCTCATAGCGGATCGGGTTGCTGTCTTCCGCCTCATTCGCAGCCGTCTGGAGGATGGAGGCGCAGTCGTTCGAGCCGGTGAAGTCGATGCCGTTATAGTCCCGCAGGTCCTGCTTGTTCCGATCCTGGATATAGTTCCGGATGGGCAGCGGGCTCGCGAGATCGCTCAGCACCCAATAGCCGCCGTTCGTGCTGCTGGTTGACCCGGAAAGCGTGAAGCGGTCCGCAGTCCGGAAATAGGTGCCGCTCGTGGGTGCCGTGTCCACGCGCCGATAGATGGCGCCGTTACCGCCGTCCACGTCGGCCGCCGTATCGAGCACCACCGTCTTGATGGCGGCCGGGACGCCGCTTACCAGCGCTGTCGCGGCGCTCTTGCTCGCCACGTGCAGGCGGGCCAGCGGCTGCTGGATATAAAGCAGATCGCCGCGGGCGTTACTGCCGTCCGGCGACACCGGGACCAGCGTGCTGAAGCTGGGCGTACCGCTTGCCGGCGTCAGGCCCGCGATCTGCATTTCCGGTCCTTCCGGACCCTGAATGCCCTGAATGCCCTGAGGCCCCGCTTCAGAGACACGGATGGCGAGATATTCAGTCATCGTTCAGGCCTCCGCGCCCCGTGATGTAGCCGTAGAGGTAGGTGCGCTGCTCTCCGCCGGAGACGCGGCGTTCCAGCTCATATTGGGTGTTCTTGCCCAGCGGGATTTCGCGCGAGATTGCGATCGTGTAGGGCCACACGACAGAGTTATCCGTCTCTTCGATCAAAAGCTCGCCATCGTCAGACGAATAGGAATATGTCGTTTCGTCGATTGTCAGGCGAAGAATGAAAGAACTGGATGCGATATCGAATGGGAAGATAAACTTCACCGCAGGCTGGTTATTACCGCGCCAGATATCGAAATCATGCCGAGCGGCCATGACACAACCTCACAGCTTGATGCAGAACGTGCGGATGCTCGAATACTGGATATTGTCGTGGGCGCCGCCGCCGCCGACCGTATCCTCAGTCACGGGGTGGGTATGGCCGCCCGCCGGGCCCGTCACATCGGCGGTGCCGCCAGCGTTCGTTCCGGTCGCGAGAACGGTGCCAGCACCGGCCTGCGGGCGCGTGTAGGAGTGCGTATGGTCGGGGGCGGCGGAGAGCGACACGTTGTGCTTGTGCGCGGGGATTTGCCCGATCCCGAGTGTGATCTGCGCCGCGCCTCCGCTGGTGCCCACGGTGTCGCGGCCGGAGGGGAATGCCCCCGAGATGAGGCGCCCGGTGTCGAACGAGCCCATGCTGTCGCGGCCAACCCAGACCGCGCCGCGCATGTCGGGGAGCGCCAGCGCCTTGTTCGCGGTCCAGTCCGCGAGCGCGCTTGCCCCACGCCCGCCAGTCACCGTCAGAACGGTGCGGGGCCAGAGATAGACGAACAGGTCGAATGCCTCGGGCCCGGCGAACCCATCCGCCACGGAGCCGGTGGGGCCGATATAGAGCCCGTTGGCAGCAAGCCAGCCGGACGGCGCCGAGGGCGAAAAGACGACTTTCTCGTCGCCCACGACGGCCCCCAGAGGATGGACGAGCCGCCACCAGGGATCATCCCACGACACCGAGAAGCGGGAGCCCTTGCGCAGCGCGCCGAAGGGCACCGAAAACCCATCCGCCATGATCGGTCCGGCCTGACCATCGACCGTGAGCGTTGCGGCGGCGGCGTTCGTCGCTGCCGCGGAGACCGTCAGGGTGAAGCCGTTCGGGACGCTGCCAGATGTCAGTCCTTGGTTGGTGGTGACCGCATAGGCCGTCGCATGTCCGTTGCCGTCGGCGGTTGCCACCGTGGCGGCCAGCGCCCCGCCGTTGTCGTCGCGATAGGCCGCCAGCGCGGCCATCATCGCCCGCGCGCTGTCGTTTACCGTGCTGGCGAGCTGCCCCTCCGCCCAGTTGATGGGCGGATCAATGGCAGCGTTAGCGGCGGGGGTCTTGGACCATTTCCAGAAGCCCATGGCGTCCTCAGAGGTTGGAAAGCGGCTGCTGGGCCGCCTGGATCGCGGCGGCGACGCGCTGGAGGTCGATCTGCGGGCGCTGGGCCTGCATCGGCGCGGGCGCGGGCTGCTGCTGGGGCGCGAGCGAGCCGAACACGCGCTGAAGGCTTGCAAGCGAGCTGAGGGCCGTGGCGGCGGGGTCTGCGGCCGGCGCGCTGCCGGGAGCGGCCAAGGCCGCCTGAGATGGGGCCTGCGGCGGCACGGCGGCGGTCTGGGCTGCTGGCGGGCCGCCCGGCGCCGGCCCGCCATACTGCGCGACCTTCGGATTGATCTTGCCGGCCGACCAATTCAGAAAATCGCCCACCGTGTTGATCTGGCCCAGCCACGGATTGGCGCTAACCACCTTGTCGCCCCAGCCCGCCCGATAGGCGTTCAGCGTGTCGCGGAACCCAGCGTTCGGGTCGGCGCGCAGCAGCGCAGGCCCGGCGCCGACGCCCTGGTAATGGACCGCATAGAGCTCGGCCGGCGTGGGGTCGCGCCCCAGCGCGCCGCGTGCGACGTTCCAGTTGTCCTGCGTCTTCCGAATGCCGGCGTCGATCTGCTGGGAGATGGGTGCGTTGGCAGGCAGGCCGTACTGCTTCCGGTCGCTGTCCAGCATCTGGAACAGGCCCGTGGCCGAAGACAGCGGGCGCCCGTCCTTGCCGATCGGCCGGGTTGTGGGGTTGAAGCCGCTCTCCTGCGCGACGATCGCCTCGACGACGCCCGGCGGCAGGCCAGCCGCCTGCGCACGGCGGCGCACCTCGTCGATGATGGACGGGTCGGCCATGGCATGTTCCTGCGATGTTGGGCGGTCGAGAAATTCGCGGACGTCCTAGACTCTTCTACGGAGTCGAATAACGTCATCATGTTGATTACGGGCGAGACGACGATGGCTCATTTTATAGTAAGCTATGATCTGCGGCGTCAGCGCGATTACACGAGTCTCCTGAAGCAGTTACGAGATTGGGGCTGCGTCCGTGCGCTCGAGTCTGTCTGGCTTGCCGAGCTACGCGGTCCTGCATCAGCAGTACGGGATATCCTGCGAGCCCACATGGATGGCGACGACGGCCTTCTCGTTATCGAATTAAAACAGGGGGCGTATTGGGCGACTGCTCTGACGCAGCCCGGGTCGCCAGAGTGGCTTCGGCGGAATATCCACTCGTGAGACCCGAGCTTGACCTCTGTTCAAACGATGGTCGGCCGTAGGGAAGGCCATCAATTTTAACGAGGACGCCCACAAGGCACGCCACGCGGTGGATGATTTGCGTCTTCCACCGAGGTACATTCGCCGAGATGTCCATTGATGAACCTCCTATGAGTGATGAGCGAAAGCCCAAGATGCCAGTCATCTGGCCTTATGCCTGGGGCATGCTTGTGCTGGGTTGGCTGAGCTATCTCAGCTTCCACACGCCGGATTGGCAGGGCGTGGCCCTCGGCCTCATGAGTGGGTGCATCCTCGCCGCTTGGGCGGGGGACATAACCGGCGGGAAGTTGCCGGACTTCATGGTGCCGCCGCGCGGCCGGCGCCGGCCGTGAGCACGTTCAGAAGGATCGAGTTCGCCAAGCCCTGAGTGACGCGGTCCTTCACCTTCCCGCTCCACGCGCGAGAGAGGATTTCCTTCGCCATGTCCGGGCGCGTTTCCATGAGCGTGCGGGTGATCTGCTCCAGAACCGTCGGCGGCATACCCTTGGCTTCGTTCATGCCCTTGGTCAGGGCCGAGATTGCCGCTTCGACCGGTCGCCCCCGCAGAAGATTGGTCATCACGCTCGGGTCGAAGCGTGCCATGTCCGCCGCATCCGCAAGATTGTCAGCGGTCTTGGAACCCCCAAGCGCGGCCTGGTTCGTCTCGAACATGCGCGCCTCGCGCGCCAGCCTCTGGCCGAGCTGGTCGGCCCGGCCCGGCGCCGCGAAGGCCGGAAACTCGGCAGCGGTCGCGTCGCTCATGAGGGGGCGAGCCTTGTTCGCCCCGATGGCCGCCGACTGCACCTGCTCGATGAGCGGGTCGGCGTAGCCCGCGCGGAATGCCGCCTGCTCGCCGGATGTCATCCCCTGGAAGGCTGGGATGGTGTCCTGAGAGCGCCCGCGCTGCGCAGCGACGCGGCCGGCGTCCACAGCGTCGATCTCGCGCGACCCCTGCCGGAAGGCATTGCGCGCGGCCGCATAAGGCTCTGACGCGTTTTCCAACGCCGCTTCCAGCTCCTGCTTCACCCCCATCAGAAGCCGGGCCTGATTGCCGGCGCCGGAGCGCGTCGCGCGGCCGATCATGTCATCAATGTCTTGCTTGGCGCGCAGAACCGCTGAGAACTCCGTGAGGTTCGACTTCCCGTCTGTCAGCAGGCTGCGGGCGCGGGACAGCGCCCCTTCGACCGAGTCCGGCGCGATCTGGTCCGTCGTGCTGGCGAAGCGAGACAGCCCAGGCTGGAGCACCTCATCAATGCGGGCGAGCGCCGGTCCCACGTCCACGCCATAGGCGCCTTCGCGTGCCGCCGCATAGTTCACATCAGCCGCCGCGTCTCGGGCACCAGTCAGCGTTGCCGCGCGCTGGGCGGCGGTGTCCGGGGCGTCGAAAGCATCGGCCAGCGCGCCGGAGATACGCCGCCCCTGCCCCGCCTGCCGGGACTGGAGGAAGTCCACCAGCGCCTGGCGCTCGTTCTGCGGGTTCCGTGCTGCCGTCGAAAGCATCCGCTGGCCGGCGTTCCCGAGGGCGTCAGCCGTCGTGTAGACATCCTGCCCGGCTGCGCGGGCCGCCGCGAGGTCGCCAGCCACGCTGTCCGCGGTCATACCGGAGCGGCGCAGCGCTTCGGCAACGGCGGCGTCCGCATATTCCTGGGGCCGCAGCCGGGCCATGATCGGAGCCACGAGAGGCTTGGCCGCCGTCGTCACACCACTGATCGCAAAAGGCAGAGCCGCGCCCAACGCACCACCTGCGGCGAGCCCCAAGCCGGCCCCCTCTGCCCGGTTTCCGATGCCGCCCTCGCCGCTGCCGAAGCCCTGAAGCGCGCCCATGACGGCGCCGTCGAGCGCCGATCCGCCTGCGACCTTGAAAATGCCCCCGCCCGCCTGCGCTGCATTGGCCGCAGCGGACAGCCCCGACTTGGCAAGGCCAGCTCCGCCTGCGATCCCGCCGGCGATCTGCCCGGCTAGACGATAACTGCCACGCTTCTCCTCATCGGCCTTGTCGATGCCCCGTTGCGCAGCGAGGTTCTTGTCGTAGCGCTCGGAAAAGCTGCCACCGTCCTGCCCGGTCCCGAACACTGGGTTGAAGAGCGCATCGGCGCCCGCCGCGAATTCGTCCGCAACGCCGCCTGACAGTAAGTCCGCCGCGCCGCGCACAGCGGCATCGATCTTCCCCATCACGCTGTCTCGCGGATCAGGGGCGGCAGGCTTCGCGCCGAACTGCTTCAGCGCCGCAGCGGCGGCATTGATGTCCGGGGCGTCTACCTCGAACGACCGCCCGTCAGGCGCCTGCACCTCGAAGATTGGCATCTCACTGCACCTTCGGTCGGATCTTCACGCCGTTGTCGAGCGTGGTCCAGTAGCTGCTGGCCGGCGCGGCGGGAGCGGAAGGAGCGGAAGGCTGGGCTCCCGGCGCGGCGGGCGCGCCACCGGCCGCCAGCTTCTTCGCCCGCTCCACGCCCGCATTGACGACCTCTTCCATGTCCGAAAGCGCCTGGTTGAAGGCTTCCTTGGACTGCGCCGTGTCGAGCCGGGCGAGAGCGTTCGTCGCCTTCTGCCCTTCGACTTCGGTGATCGCGCCGCCTCCCTTCAGGCTCTGGAACGCCTGGAGGAACGCCTGCCCCTTTAGCTGGTCGACCTTGCGCGCGAAATCGTAGCCGCCGGTGGCCGGGATGACATTGAAGATGGACGAGAGGCCGGTCCCGCGGTCGCGGTACGGGTCATTCCGCACATCCTGAATGGTCTTCTGGATTTGCTGGGCCGTCGCGAGGACGTTGGGCAGGTTGGCCTGCGCCTGCCCCTGCACTTCACCCGTTGCCGTCCCCACCGCCTTCTGCTGAGCCTCCGCCTGCACGTTCTTAGAGATGCGGCCGATCGGCTGGCGCGTCTGCGGATCGAGCAGGACCGTTTCCGTCCCCGCGTCCACCTTGATCGGGTCGCGGGCGATGTTGAAGCCCTGCGGCAGCTTCGGCTGCATCGGACTGCCGTCCTTGCCCAACTGGATCAGGGCCGGGTTGCCGTTGGCGTCGGTGCCCCAGATCGGGTTCAGGCCATATTCGCCGCCGGTGCCGGTCTTCGACTTCAGGAAGGCAGACAGCGCTTCCTTGTTCCCGGCCAGCACCGTTGCCTGCTGCGGGTCCATGCCCTGCGCCTGAAGCCACTGGAGCGTCTGGTTCTGCTGGACCGCCGCCAGCTTCTGGGCCGTGCCGCGCTGGCGGATCGCGTCGTCCGCCAGGGAGTTCTGGGCGGCGTTCTGGAAGCCGCGGGACAGCCCCTGCCCGATCGTCGGCGCGCCAAGAAGTCCGGAGGCCAGCCCCATCAGCAGATAGCGATTGTCGCCGGCCCACTGGCTGAGCCCGGCCAGAGGGTTGCCGCTGTCTGCCGGGGCAGCCGGCGCGCTCATGGGCGGGGCAATGGACATCGGCGCTGCCGGGGCGGATGTGGGCTGCGCCGCCGCCGGCAGTTTCGGCTGGTCGGGGAACTGCGTCACGCCCGACCACTGCGGGGCGTTCATCAGCATGCCCAGATTGGCCGGGCCCGAGACGCCGGGATAGGGCTGCGCCGCGGTGAGGAGATCCAGCAGGCCGACCATCTCAGTGCACCCCGCCCATCTCGGCCGCGCGCGCCGTCGCGGCTCCATAATCGACGCCCAGGAAACCACCCATGTCGCCCACCGCCTCGGGCACCGCCTTCATGACATCCTGCGCCATGAGGCCGATGTGCGTTTCGGGGGCGCCCTTGTAGCGGAAGCGATAGACCGGCTGCCCGTCGAACAGCTCGCCCACCTGGGCAATGTCTTCCTTGGCCCGGCGATCCGAGAGCGCCAATAGGCCACCAATGGCACTGGTGCCCCCGGCGGGCGCCGAGAACAGGCTTCCCAGCCCCAGCGCCCCGCCAAGGATGTTGCTGAGCAGGCTCTGCGGCTGCGTGCTCGTGCTCTGCGTCGTGCCGCCGGCGCCGGCAATGGGCAGGATCAGGTTCTCCAGCATGCCCAGGTTCTGCACCGGCAGGCTGTAGGCCGTCTGGTCGGCGTTGATCGTGTTCGTGTAGGGCGAGTTCAGGATGGTGGCGAGGGAGCCGTTCAGGCCCGCCGCCGACAGCCCTGCCTGGTTCTGCGCCCCGGTGATGCCTTCCAGCGCGCTCGACGTGCCGAGCCCGGCCGAGTTGAGAAGGCCGAGGCCGGCAAGCTGCTGTCCCGCCAGTTGCTGCTGCGCCTGGTTGTAGACCGAGCCCTCGGCCTGGGTGATGCCCTTCCCCAGCGCTCCAGCGTGCGCCCCGGAAAGATCCCGGCCGGCGGCAGCGAACATGCCGTTGACCGAGTTCTGCGCGTCGTTCCCCGCCTGCTTGGCATAGGCCTGCACGATCGGGTTCTGCGTCGGGTCCGAATAGCTGGCCGATGTCATGGGCGCCAACGCGCCGGAGATGTTCGCCCAGTTGTTGTTCAGCAGGCCGGCAGTCGACCCATACCCACCCCCGGAATAGAGGCGGGACATCAGATCGCTGTAGTTCCCCGCCTGGGTACCGAGCAGCCCGGCGTTGCTCTTGATGCCAGAGAGCGCCGCCGTCTGGTCAGCCGTGGCGCCGGTGTCTTGATTGAGCAGGCCGCCCGCCTTCCCGAGCACGTCCATCAGATATGGCGTGGCCGGTGCCCACGGGTTCGTTTCCGACGTCTGTTTCGTGGTGCTGCTCTTGCCCATCAGGCCAGCTCCTTCTCGAACACCACGCGCTTGACCGCGTAATCTGGGTGATACCGGCGCCAGCCGGTTCGGCCTTCAAACCTGACGCGCACGCAGCCCTCGGCCCGGGCGAAATCCTCGATGCCATGGATCAGCGGCGCCCACGCCCCGGCGTCCCGGCCGCCGGCCGCCACGATGCGGCACGAGAGCCCATCGTCGCCCACTTCCAGCTCTGTCACGGCAGCGGCGATGACCTCGCCGCCGGCCAGCGCCACCCACAGCAGCGCCTGCCGGTCCTGCAGGGACGCCCGGACCGTCGGCGTGTGCATGGCCCGCGTCCGCCGCGCCGCCGCCTCGATCCAGTGCCCCACCAGCGGCCACATGCGATCCACAAGCTCTGGCGGCACGCAGTGCAGGTCAGCCGAGGGCGACATAGCCGAACGTCCGGTCCGTGGCAGACGACACGTCGTGATGCACCGTGAACGACCCCGCGGCCGCCACCGCATAGAGGCCTGTCGCGGTTGCCGCGGTTGCGGTCGTCGGCATCAGGAACACCACGCTGCCCGGTGCGCAGTTCACGGCGGCCACCGTCGTCAGCGCGGCGCCCGGCGTCAGCGTGCATGTGCCCACGGCATTGGAGCGGCCCACCGCCAGTTCACGGATAGCCTGCGCCAGCTTGAACGGGTCTTTCTCGGTCAGGGCGGGGATCTGGAGGCTCATCGCGACCCCGTGGGAACGGCGTCGACCTCAACGCCCGTGCAGAACGTCCAGCGAGCGCCCTTCCTGAACCGGAGCTTGAACCGATAGAAGCGCGTGTCGCGGCGGATCGGGCACCAGCCGAGGATGTTGCGCGTCGTCTCGCGCGACCACTCTCCGGCATCCATGAGCGTGCTGCGCTGGCTGATGGAGGCCATCACCTCGGTCGCATCCGTGACCGGCATCGCGGCTTTGATCATTGCCCGCTGCGCACCGCCGCCCTCGGCCGAGACGAGGGTCGCCTCAAGGTTGGGCCCGGTGAACAGCCCCAGACGGTGCTGGGCATCGAAAGCCGCCATGAGCAGCCCGCCAGACGCTGGGAACGAGTCCAGCGAGAACGGCAGCGTGTCGAGATTGTATTCCGGATAGGCCGCGTCCAGACGCTCGAGCGTCATGCCCGGCTGGGCGAATGGCGCGATGAACTCGCCCTGGAACTGGAGCGGCGTCCAGCGGTTCAGCAGATAGTCGTAGGCCAAGGCCTTGTCGAAGCGCCCCGCCGCGCCGGACTGGGAGCGATAGGCCCAGATGATCCGGCTGGATCGGGGGTCCGCCGCGCCCATCATCAACTGGAGGTTGTCGGCATTGAAGTCGGCGGCAAAGGTGCGGTCCACCCGTTCTTTCCCGATCGGCTCGGGGGCGCCGGCCGGGTTCATCCGGTAGAAGCCCGATCCCGCATACCAGAACACGTATCCGGCCGCCTGGGTGATGCTCAGCGCCACCGCACACCCTGTCTCACCCGGCACCTTGTCGATCTGGAAGATGACCGCAGAGCCGGGCGAATAGATCAGCCGGCGGATGGCGTTCTCCTGAAAGACGATCCCCAGCTCGCCGCCGGCAACGCCCTGAACGGCGCCACCATCCGCGAAGTCCTGAAAATCAGACTGGTCCGTTCCCGAGGTCCACCCCTCGATATTGTCGATGGCCGACCACTGGATGCGCAGGGGCGCGCCAAGCAGCCCGCTCGCCACCAGGAACCGACTCACCACCGAGACGTATCGCGCCTGCGGCGGATCGCCGGCCAGATCCTCGAACTGCGTCGAGCCCGCGCCCAGCGTGATGACCTGCATGGGGTCGCCGATCTGCGCCGCCACCACCCGGTTGTCGAACTGGGCAAAGCTCCACAGATCGGAGCCCGTCAGATTGTAAGGCCCCTTCGACACGTCCTCCCATGCGAAGGTCGTGTTGTTGAGGCGCCAGAGGCCGTTGGCCGTGCCCGCGATGATCGTGACCGAGCCGTCTTCGTTGATCGCCCGGATATAGCCCCGGCAGGGCGCCGGCAGCGCGTCGGTCAGCGCCTCGATGCTCGCCACCGGCCCATAACCGTCCCCGCGCGGGAAGACGTTCAGCATGGTCTGGCTGTGCTGGCCGTTATAGTCCGACACGTCGGGCCGGTATTCGCCGAAGGCCAGCATCAGAGGTTCATCGGGCGGATGACGCCCGTCCCCATCTTGCGGTTGGCGCGCTTGGCCATCTGGCTGCGGTAATCCTCCATGGCGAGGTTCATGCGCTGGGCGAGGGCGTCGTCATTGACGACATGCAGCGCCAGCTCCAGCTTCGCCCGCGCGCGCACCAGGCGCTCGCCATCGGTCATCCAGCGGTTGCCCGTCGTGTCAGGGCCGGCAGGCGCCGGCGGGCTCAACTGGCCCGTGATCCGCACCGGCCAGACATTGCTCGGGACGGGATAGATGCGGATCTGCTCCGCGAAATAGGCGAACGCGCTCGGCGATCCCTTGGCCGTGCCGTTGAGCGACGCCATCTCGATGTCGACCGGCTCGACCTGAGAGAGCTGGAAGACCGTGTTGCCGTCGAGATAGGTCACAAAATCGAAGGCGATGATGTTCGGAATATCGGCCAGATCGTCCGAACCGTAGAATTCCTGCCCGTCGGCGGTGTTGAAGGTCAGCGCCCGCGTTTCGCAGAACAGGAAACGCTCAGTCCGGAAGGCCTCGATTGCGTCGACGATGGCGCGGTCGATCTGATCGGTCAGGTCGTCGCGTGCGAGTTCGTCCGCGATCCTCTCGATCATGGTCGCCTTGGTCGACATTGCTCACCTCCGGAAGTGGCGGCGGGTCATAGAGCCCCGCCGCCTGTTCGTGGAGCAGCCAGAAGAGGGCCGCGTGCATCAGCCGTCGTTGTCCGGGATGTACTGGATCACGACATAGGCCTTGCCGGTCGTCGCCGCAGTGCCCGTCTGGGTATACATCGCGTACACGTCCAAATCGGACGCCAGCGGCACCAGGGCGGCGCTGGTGGGCTTGATGCCGTTGGTCAGTGCCGCCGCGCTTTCGTCCACATCGCCGGAAGCGACGATGTTGTTGAACGAGGTCGAGTTGGTGCCGACCGTCAGCACGTTGGTGGAGGCCGCGTTGAACACGGTCGCCACATTGACGGAGGTGGAGAGGATCAGCGCGCCGGCCGGCAGCGTCCCCTTGCGCACGCCACTGCCGATGCCCGCGTCATTGTAGTTGACGGTGAAGCGAAGGTAGTGGACGAGCTGGGAGGCATACTGCCGGGCGACCGAGCCTGCGGTGTTGGTGGCCATGTGATGAGCCTCCTATCAGCCGTGGGCCGCAGCGTAGGTGCTGATGACGATCGTGCCGAAGTCGACGTTGTTGAACTGCGTCTTCTTCAGGCCGAAGATCGTCCAGGCAGACACCTCCATGCGGCGCTTGTGGTCGAACAGCTCCTCGTTCCAGCGGTAGCGGGTCGGCCCGTTGTCCTGGCCGAAGCCGATGACAGCGGCCTGCGCGCCGAGGAACACCGCCCGGCGGACGGTCGAGATCGCCGCACTGGTGCTGGAGTTGACGCCCTGCGTCACGTCCACGGCGGAGCGGAGCACCACGCCGTTGTAGACGCCGAGCGCGCCGGTGAAGATGGGGCTCTTGTCCACCATCCCGCCGGCCATGGCCGCCTTCTGGATGTCCAGCCACTGGCCCGTCGCCGTGGTCGTGCGCAGGTCGGTGACCTGATACGGGTGCAGGTAGCACACGTAATAGTCGTCCGAGCCCACCTTGACCGGGCGGATCTTCGGGCTGGCCGTCTCCGCCATCTCCTTCGCCTTGTCGATCAGGTCGAGGGTGAAGAGGTTGGAGGAGCCGAGGGCCTGATCGTTGGAACCGGTCGGGCGCAGCACGCGGCCCGAAGACGGCGCCGCGATCGCATTGAGGCCGGCATACTTCGTCCGGGTCTCGGCGGTGAAGCCACACACCTGGTTGAAGAAGCTGACCGACATGCGCTTGGCAAACCAGTCCGCGAGACCGTCCTTGCACTCGGAGCGGATTTCGAACGGCACGCGCTGCGCGTCGATCGTGTTGTTGCTGGCCGCCGAGACGACGTGGCCCAGCTCATTGATGAGGAGGCCGTCGGAATAGATGCTCAGGCTCTCGCCGTTGCCTTCCGCAACCTCGTTCTCGGTGAAGCCGTCGCCGGTGAGCTGGAGGCGCAGGCCGTAGGTGACCTTGTCACCGGAGCCCTTTCCGGTCTCGGTCTTGCGCTGGATGATCGAGTTGGTCCCGTCGCCGATGAGCGGGGCAATCGGAGTTGCCTTGAGCGCTTCGGCATCGAGCCCCTTCGACCACAGCTTGACCGCAAGGGCGTCATTCACGCCAAAACGGGTATAAGCCATTGTTCAGGTTCCGATTTTTGTGGAAGCGCGCCTGTTGACGTTCAGCGCAAGAACGAAGCGCCCGTTTGACCTCGGGGCGCGCGAGCTGGCCGCTGACGTGGGCCGGACGAAGAGCCTAGCCGGCCCGGGGCAATCCGTGACGTGGATCAGCCGTCGTTCAGAGATCCGCGAGGTCTCCCGCCATTCGGGCATGGAGCGTCATCACTGACGCTGCCAGCTCCAGCTTGAACCCTCCGGCCTCTGCCCATTCGGTCTCGACCGTGCGCGCTCCAGAAACGGTAGCCACCGCAAGGCCGACAATCTCGCCGCGCTCGGCTCGCGCCAGAAGATCGCGCAGCATGTCGACGACACACGGGACAGGGGTCGTTCCCGTCGCCAGCTCCCCGCCCCAGAGAGGGACGATATCGCCGGCCACCGTCAGCCGCCGAAGAGCTGGCGCATCTTGGCGGGGTCGCCCTGCACCTTCTCATAGATCGCCTGGAACTCGGCGTCGCTCATCTCGGCGAGGGCCTTGGCGTTGAGTTCGCCACCGGCGCGGCCGCCGGCATTCGACAGTGACTTGGAGGCCGCCGCCACCGCCGCGAGCCGGGACACCTCGTCCGCAGCGTTGGGCTGCTCCTGCGCGGGCGGCGCCTTCATGGCATAGCCCCGCGTCTTGGCGAGGCCATAGACCACCTCGGCCGGCGACTTGCCCGCCTGCACGGCGTTGCGGACCAGCTGCGCTTCCTCCTGCTGGATGATACGCGCCCGCTCCTGCGGATTTGCGACGCCATAGAGCTGGAGTTCCTGGTCGCGGCTGGAGATCAGGTGCGAGTAGGCGTCGCGGAAATCCGGCGTGTCCTTGGCGAAGCGCAGCGCGTCCTGCTGATAGGTGGACACCAGTCGCTGATGATCCTGCACCTCGGCCGTCTGCTCACGCACCTGCGTGGCCGTCTTGTTCGCCGCGGTGACCTGCTCGCCCAGCCACTTGATGTATCCCAGCGGGTCTTCATCGGCGTTGGGCGGGGCGGCGGGTTGCTGTTCCTGCGCCGGGGGCGGCGTGAAGGCCTGCGTCAGCAGGTTCAGCCGCTCTTCCAGCCGGGCGTAGCCGAGCTTGGTCTCTTCCAGCGCCCGTTCGGTGGCCTTTCGGCGCTCGCGCTCCGCGTGAAACGCGCCGTGCCGGACATAGCGGCCATCGTTGCGCTTGCCGTCGGCGGCATCGTCTTCGCCGAGGTCGGCGTCGTCCACCAGCCCGGCCGGCGCCGCGGTGTCCTCGGGGGCGGGGGCGCCCGTGTCATCGCCCGGCGTCAGCGCACCGGCGCTCTCGAAATAGGCGCGGTCTTCGGGGCTCAGGTCGGCGGTGTCCGCCGCACTGGGCGTCCCGGTGTTCTGCTCGGTCATCGTGTCCTCGTGACGTGATGGATGCGAAGACGGCACTCACGCGGCCGCCGGGCGAAGCCCGCTATTGGAGAGCGGGAATTCCGATGGGCTGGCGCATGAGGCGCGCCGCCTCGATCTGTGTCTTTTCGGCCGAGGCATGCGACTGGGCAGCGCTGGCGGCGTTCTTGGCGGCGGTGGTCTCGTCCACCTTGATCTTCGCCAGCGCGGACTGGAGCGCCACCATGGCCTGCTGCTTCTGCTCGGGAGACGCCTCGCCCTGCGCAGGGATCAGCGTCTTCAGCTTCTCGACCAGAGCGGACGGCAGCGGCGAATACTCCAGCACGGCCAGCCACAGCTCCGGCGTCATCATCGGGCCGACCAGCGGCAGCATCTGGGAGATGATCGCCCAGTTGGCTTCCTTCTGGTTCGGTGCCGACGGCGCGTCGTCGATCACCACGTCATATTCGCCCACGGTGGTGTCGCGCATGAGCGGGATGACGCGCTCCGTCCCATCCCGGCCAAGAATGCGCACAAGGCGCCCGTCGCTCAGGAAGTTCTGGATGAAATAAAGCCGCTGCTTGCCGATCACCTTCCGGTAGCGCCGCAGGCTGTCGAAGGCCGTGGCGAGGATCGTCATGGCGGCCTGCTTGCGCTGCGCCTCCAGAATGCCCGGCTGGTTCGCGTCCCGCATGCCCAGAAGTTCGAGGTTGATGCCGGTCACGTCGCGAATGGACGAGATGGCGAATTCCAGCAGTTGGTAATAGCCGGCGGGGATGCCGGTCTGCGGCTTCGGCTGCACCTTGGCGCCATTGACCGAGGACAGCGCGCCCTTGCGGAGCCAAGTGATTGCGTCCGGCCGCGCCCAGGTCTCTTCGGCGTCCCGCTGGTCCTCGAATGCGTCTTCCTCCGCCAGCAGCCCGCCCTTGGCGTTGGTGTTCATGATGTGCAGGGCCTGCTGAAGCCAGCGGTTCGCCCACTTCTGGGGGTCGCGCATCAACTGCATGAGGCCGAACCACGTACCGGCGTTCCGGTCGCGCTCGCCCGTGATGCAGGCATAGCTGAACGTGTTCCCGGTCGGCGGGGTGGAAACTTCCAGCACCACGGAGCCGATGAAGGCCCGCTTGTAGACCTTGCGCGTCGCCGAGGCGCTGTTGAGCTGCACGCCCAGCTTGGACAAGCGGCCGCTGAGCACGTCGTGCTCCTTGGCCGAGAGTTCGATGCGCTGGCCCGTCGCCGGATCGGCGGCGATGAAATACCGCTCTTTCTCCCACCACTGGAACTCGACAAGCGTCACCTCGCTACGGTCGTCGTCCAGGCTGAAGGCGTCATAGTTCCCGTCGCGCACCCGCTTCTGCTCGACGGTCTTGTTCGGGTCGATCAACTCGCCAGCATCGGCCCACGTCGCATCAAGTTCGGCGTCCGTGAAGCCGGGGAACATGTCGCGGGCGTCGCTGATGGGGATCTTGCGCACCCGGCACACCCGGCGCGCGTCGGCGAGGTTCCGCTTTTTTGCGCTTCGGTCCCAGAACATCTCGAGCGGGTCGATGCGGTCCTCGACGTAATCGCCCTCGGGGTTCTCGGTGTTGTCCAGCCGCTGCTCGGTCCAGCCCATGCCGCAGATCAGGCTGTCCTGAAAGGCATCGCTCTCTTCGTCCTCGGCCCCGGCCTGATCCGCGAAATACTTGCTGGCGCCGGTCAGCGCCTCATTGACCCCTGCGTCGTCCAGCGTGCGCGGCAGATAGTGGATTTCCTGCCGCCCGTTGATCTCGGACCCCGCCACGGCCTTGATGATGGACAGCGAGCGGTTGAAGACGATGGCCGGCCGCTGCTGGCTCTCGAGCGCGGCTTTCTCCTCGCTCGACCACTGATCGCCCGCTACGAACGCATACCACTCGCGCGCCGCCGGCCGCCACTTGTGGCTGTGCGCCGCGTCCATCTGGAACCACGCGCGGAACCGGCGCATGTCCATGTCATCGGGCGCGCCGATCATGCTCTCGCCCGCGCCGGACAGCGCGCTATCGCTCATGCTGTCCATGCGGAACCTCGCGGGCGGTCGCGCACGGCGCGGTGCCGGTCAATCGGGCCGGTCGGCTCGGGCGAAGCGAAGCGCTTCATCATGATCGCGTAGCGCGTGGCTGACATGAGGTCGTCGCGCTCCTTCACGATCTTGCCGTCCTTGCGGTGGTAGAGCCGGAATTCGCTCATCCAGTCCTCCAGATGGCGGAAGACCTTGAGCCGGCCCGTCTGCATGCGCTCCAGCATCTCCATGATGCCGGCCTCGACGCCGTTGCCGCCCTGCTCGTGGGTAGCGTGCTCGTCGAGCATTTCAAGCCCGTGGTCGCGGTATTGCTCGGCCAGCTGCTGGCCGGACCCCTTGTCGTGCTGAAAGCCATCGTGTGGCCACGCGCAGGGGATTTTCTTCCCCCATGGGCGGATCGCCGCGGCGTGTATGACCGAGCTTTCCTCGCGGGCCCGATAGGTGTTCACGACATAGATCACGTCGGCGTCGCGGTCCCATGCGATCGACACCGCGCCAAAAGGGTGATCCCACCCGAAATCGAGACCGTTGATGCGCGCCCAGTGCTTCGGGATGGGCATGGCGTCGCAGAGGATCAGCTCTTCCGCGATCGGAAACACGCGGCCCGATCCCAGCACCGGAATTCCCTTCGTGCGCGCGTCCCGCATGTGGGCCGGGATTGCGGCCCAAAGCTCGTCCTTCTGCTGCTGCGTCAGGTGCGGGACATCATCCCACGTCGCCTGGATGCAGAACCTAGACACCGATCGCCGCGATGAACTGGGCGGCGATGTCCGTCATGCCCTCAAGGGGCGTGAACGTGCAGAGCATCAGGCCGCTGGTGGTCATGAGGCGCATGAGGGCTTCCTGATAGACGTCGGCCGGCGGCTCTTCGTCCAGCCACACCACGTGCTTCGCCGTGCCCTGGAATTTCTTGCGCCCCTGGTCATAGCTCTTGAAGCCGATCAGGCTTGTCCCGCCGGAACGGTGGCGGATGGCCGCCGTGTCGATGGCGCCGGTGATGCCCGCCCGACGGCTGGGCTCGCCCACGATGTCGTCCGCCGGGATGAGGCCTGTGCCCAGATCGTCGATTTTCCCAAACAGCACCGACTGCACGATGTCGCGCGTCGTCTCGCCCGTGTCGCCGGCCGCCCATGCCTCGATCGGATGATCGAAGCGCCGCCCCTCCCACCAGTCCGGGTATCGGCCGGTCAGGTGCAGCACCGTCTCGTAGCCGCCGACGCCGTATGTCTTGCCCACGCGGTTCGCGGCCATCATGCACCGTTCTTGGTGCTCGACGCCGGCCCGAAAGAACGCCATGTGCTTCGGATAGAGCTGCCGCCGCAGCGCGCCCGTCTCCGGGTACATCCGCAGCAGCTTAGTGCGTTCGGCCCGGCGCTGCTTCTCTGCCAGCAGCTTCGCCAGCTCCGCCTTCGCCTCCGATCTCGAGTTCAAGGGCGGCTGCGAGCTGCCGAATGCGTCGGTCAAGCTCGTCATCGGAAAGGTCCACCTCCGTCGTGACCTTCAGCTCCTTGGGAAGGATGGAGGCCACCACCTTCAGGTATTGGTCCGGCTTCTCTTCGCGGACGCGCTGGATGGTCTCCGGGCCGTTTTCGATGAAGTCGTCGTGCAGCGCGGCGATGAACGCCTCACCGAGTTTGTTGCGCGACCCCTTGGGCCTGCCGGCCGGGTTTCCGCTCTTGCCCGGCTGGAATGGAATTCCGCGCTGCTTCGGAGCTGAAGGTTCAGCGCGTACCACATCTGGCGCTGGAGGTGCGTACTGGTACGCATTCTGGTGCGCATTTTCGGTGCGCACCGCGCGCTCGGTACGCACCTTCTTCGATGCCTCTTTCTTCTGCCTTGGCCGCGTCGCGGCCTTGGCGGGCTTCTCCTTCTTCGGCCGATGACCGAACACGCCCGGCTCGGCCCATCCCTTCGCCTTGCGCTTCCGGATGGCGCCTTCCGTCACCCCGTGGCGCTCGGCCAGCTTGCGAGTGGACATGGAGCCGTATTCGGCCTCTATGGCCTTCCAGTCGGGCATGTGGCTTCCCCTGCCCCGTTGGTCCGTGGCGGCTGCCTTGGCTGGCCGCTATCCGCGCCGGGGCGCTTCCGGCGGGGCCTGCGCGGGGGTCGTAGCCTGAGGCGCAGGGCTCATGTGCCGTGTGAGGATCTTCGACGGCCCCTGTCGGAGGCTTGCGGAATGGGTAGCTGTCAGCGTGAACCGTGAGCGACACCGGTTCAGCCCATCCACCGTCGAAGCTGTTTTGCGGCCCGTGACGGCGGGTTGCCAGATGCCTAGTGCGAACTGGGCGCCGCAAGCGTCAACGGCGCAGGGCATCTACCGCAAACTGCATTTCGCGGACTGAGCTTGAGACAAATAGGAAACTCTAGCCGCCGCCAGAAACGAAGAAACGCCCATGCCTTCCGGCCGGGCGCTATTCTTCACTCTGCATTTCGTGCACAGGTTGCCTGATTTGCAGATCAATGGCAAGAGCATGATTACTTGTAGAGGATCGCCACTTCGCGCTCCTCATGAGACCATGCGCAGGCATCCCCGATGCGGGCTCCGCGCACACGAATGGGTCGATCGCCCTCCTCTTCGGCAGGCTCGTTCAACCTCCACATGGAAGCGAGTGCGGCCAATCCCCGTCGAGTGGGCTGGATGTCCTGCGGCACCTGATCGCGCAGCAGCAGGGCGTCGATATCGCGTATCGCGCTCCGTGAATTCTCGACCCGCTTCAGGACGCTGGTGGCGCGATCGAAAGACGCGAGCACACGGTCACGGCGCTCTTCCTCCGTCTCCGGTCGCTCTGCCGCCATCAGGTCGCCCTCTGCGTCCTGCTGCACGGGGCTCGCCACCATGATGGCGGCCGATGATGCGGTCATGGGCGTGGCGAGCACGATGTGAAACTCGTGCAACACCCTTCGGAGGCGCTCTCCGGCCCAGCATTCCGGCTCCGTGATGAGGCCTGCGAGAAAGAGCCGTCCGAGCGCGCTTTCGGCCCGCTGATCCTTCCGCGCCCCCTCCGGCAGCCACCGGCGGTGCGGCTGCTCCATGGCGACACCCATGATCGCGTCCCGCCTTTCCGAGCGCGGCAGGCGCTTCGGCTGTCCGTTCGGCTGGCGCTGGGTGATTTTCCGCTTCCGTCCGGCCATTCCTCGGCACCCTTCCCTTTCCACGCCATCCCAGTTGCGGTTCACGCCGCCACCCTCTCGGCTCGCCGAGCCTGCCATTGCGCCACGACATCGGCCGGTACGCGGGTTGACGGCAGGTCCGGCGGAGCACCCCAAGAGCCAGGCCATTGCCCTCGGCTCCAGGCCGAGAAGCAGGTTTCGGGGTCGGGCAGGTTCCGTGGCCAGCCGGGCGGCACCGACGGACCGCCGACGGGTGCGGCCTGCTCGTTCATCTCCTCCCAGAGCCGGCCGTTCAGCCAGGATCGGGCCTGCTTGACGAACCGAGTGCCCTCGTCGCCACGGCGCCGAACAGCGGCGGCGTAGAGCGAGGCACCCCGGATGATCTCCTCGGGAGTCGAGCCGGCGGCAATCGCTCGGTCGAAGACGGTTCGGGCCTTGGGCCAGTCCTGCGTGCCTTCCCGCTTGGGGTAGCAGGCCTTCAGCTCATCGAAGGCTGCGTCACGTTCGGCCTTCGATGGCCGCCCTCCCGGTTCCTCTCGCGTGCACGTGCGCGTCAAGAGCGTAAGCTCTTCTCCTATACTCTCCTCTCTTAGGCTTGCCTTCTGCGGAAGCGCTGCTCTGTGCGCCTCGTTATTTTTCAGCAGCTTATCATCAGTGACGAGCGTCGATGGAGCGCTTAGGATCTCCGATGAAGCGGCTTGGATCTCAAACGAAGCGTCTAGAATCTCAGACGAAGCGTCTAGGATCGGCGTAGAGGACGATTTTGCCCGCCGCGAGGACGCCCTGCCTCCCTTCGCCGCATGCTTCCGATTGAGCCTGATCAGCTCCAACTCGCGCTCGCAGCGGTCGTTGAACACGACGCCATCGGCGACCTTGAGCTTGCCCTTCTGGCAGAGCCCGTTCACGGCAGCCCGGAAGTGATCAAGCCGCATGTTGCAGCGGCCCGCGATCCCGCGCTCATTGAGAGCGATCGGCCCTTCGTTGAGGTAGAGAAGCTGGCAGATCACATGGTACGCGCGATATTCGTTGGCGCTCAGGCTCTCGGTCCCGTCCATCCAGCTCGGGATGTCGTGTCGATAAAAATCGACCATCAGGTGTGCCCTCCATAGCGCCAGTCGAGATTGCGGATTGCGGACGCGCCGATGTCGCAGAACAGGTCCACGGTTCCCGTGGGCCCATTGCGGTTCTTGGCGACGACCACTTCGAGCTTGTTCCTCACATGCTCGTGCTCGGCGAGGGCCTGGAGGTCGCCGGAGCGGTAGGCCTCCGACTTCTCGAGGTAGTAGGCCTCCCGGTAGAGGAACATCACGACGTTGGCGTCGCTCTCGATGTCTCCGCTCTCCCGCAGGTGGTGGAGGTCGGGCCGCTTGTCCTTCTCGCTCTCGATCCCGCGGTTGAGCTGGGCCAGCAGGAGGATGCAGACGCCCTCGTCCTTGGCGATGGCCAGCAGGCCGGCGGTGATCTCACCAACCTCATAGGCCCTCTGGCCCTTGTAGCGGTCGGTCGCCTTGAGGAACTTGAGATAGTCGACCGCAACAACGCGGAGGGTCACACCTGCGCGCGCGAGACGCTTCCGGGCCGCCGATACGCGCGCTCCGAGGTCCGCTACCGCGAGGCGCGGCGCATATTCGATCTCAAACGGCAGGGCGTTCATACGCGCGGTCGCGCCCATGATCCGTTCGAAGTCGTGGTCCGACAGGCCGTTGCCGGCGCGGATCTGCGAATGGGTGAGAGGAAACCGGGCGTCAAAGACCAGATCCGCCTGGAGCCGCGCAGCCACCGCCTCGCGAGACAGCTCAAGGGAGAACAGCATCACGCCATTCCCCTGCTTCGCGCTTTGCAGGAGCGATGACGTTCCGAACGTGGTCTTCCCGACGCCCGGGCGGGCTCCGAGCACGATCAGTTCGCCAGGGCGATATCCCAGCATGATGCGGTCGAGATCCGTGAAACCCGTGGTGGCGCCGGAGGGCTGCGCCTCTCCGCACCGAATGCCGTTGATCTGCTCGAGGAGGCGCTGGGCGCTCTCTCCCGCCGTCTCGCGAGTGACCTGAGCATCCGCCATGCTGGCGCGCACGGTGTCGATCTCGTCGAGCAGCGCCTCCAGCTTCTCGTTGGGCATGCCGTTCGACGACGCCGTCCTGCTGACCGCATCGCCGATGGCGCGGGCTGCCCACATGTCCCGCAGGTCGGCGGAATAGCTCTTGGCCATGATCGGAGGCCCGGCGTCCGCCACCAGGCGCGCGACGTACTGGCCGACCGTCATGTCGTCCGCGACCGGTGCACTCCAGTCCATCTTCAAGGCCGCAGCCAATGTCACAGGGCTGCTGGGAGCCCCGCTCGCATGCCGCGCCTTCAAGGCTTCGAACAGGCGCCCATGGAGGGGCTGGGCGAAATGCTCGGGCTCGAGGGAGCTTGCCACGGCTGCGAGAGCCTCGGGCGCGCAGATGAGACAGCCCAGCAGTTCCTGTTCGAGGAGCAGGTCTGCCGATGGCGATGACGGCGTGTCGCTCATTGGCGGAGGACCACGGGCTTCGTCAGGTCGTCCCGCTGCGCCGCAGACATGAAGAGGTCCAGCCAGCTCCGCCAGGCCTTGCCTGCGGCAATGCCGTCCTCCTTGCGCCCCGTCTTCTCCGCCCGGCGCCGGTGGCGGTCATAGTCGTTCCAGCGCCTGTCCAGCTCATCCGCCCGGATGGCGTTCAGATCCACGATGTCGCCGCTCATGGCCGGCTCCCGTCCTTGTGCCGAATTTCGCGGAAATTTTTCCGGCCGCCATTTTCGTCGGGATCCACCGCGCGCTTGGGCTCGTGCGCCTTTCCAGAAGAGCGCGGGTCCGCCTTCGTCAGCGACGGAGAATTGGCGCGCGGGCGGTTGAGCGAGGCCGCGACTATCGCGTCTCTCTTGGCGGTCAGCGCACGCGACTTATCCAGAACCCGCCGGGCGACGTCGCCAATAGGCTCCCACGTACCGCCTTCGTCATTACGCGTGCCGCCCTCGTCAAAGCTGTTCATCGCCCGCCTCCGTCTCGAATTTCCGGCGCTTCTCCGATCGCCCGGCGGAGCTGCGCCAGGCGCGCCGCCACCTGCTGAACTTCGCCGCCACAAGGATCAGCACCATCCGCCAGCAGCGCGGAGAGTTCGTTCGTGTGGGCCTCGATCTCCAGGAAGAGTTCCCGAATGAGCGCTTGCCGTAGTGCGTCATGGAGGTGCGCTCCGATGTCCTTGAGCCGTCCGCGGCAGATGTTCTCGTATGTGCCGGTGCCGGCCCTGATCTTCCGTGCAGCCAGCGGAACGGCCTCCTTGGCGGAGAGCCCCATACGCCGGGCGATGATGTCCCGGAGCCGGACACCCCTGCTGGCCGCGCGCTCAACATACGCCGCCGCTGTCATGACTATCCCCCGATCTCGGATGCCCATGCCATCAACTCCGTGGTCTGGTTGGAACCATCGGAGAGGGACAGGAAGGGGCACGCTTCATGGACAAGGACGCTCAGGGCGAACTGGATCTTGGCGGAGAAGCCGCCGCTGAGCGTGGTGAGACGGTGAAGGGACGCGAAGTCCCGGAAGAGCAGTCGGGCAGCAAGGTCCATTGGCTGCCGATCGGCACGGTGGCGCAGCAGATCATCGAACGAGCACGGCAAGGCTTGCTCGCCCATACCGAGGGAAAGCCACCGGTAATGGCGCGCCATCGGAAGCGCAGAGCTTTCGGAAGGGCGGGACTGGTCATCGTCCTCCGGCCTGATCACAGCGGGCGCAGACCGCTCCGACGCAGGTGATGCCGCTTCCAGGTGCGATGAACTGGCCTGCTGGCGCGCCTGCACCTGCGCGTGGCCGCGCGAAAGCCCGCCGGCTGAAGCAGTCATAGCTGCCCGCCGCTCTTCTCGGCCGCTTGGCTCGGCCATTCAGCGGCCTCCTCTCGGAAGAACCAAGCGTCGTCCCAGCACAAGCGGCGATCGTGAGCCCCTTTCCGGATCGAGGCGAGGTGATCGTAAGAAGGCTCCAAGTCGCCCGTTTCCCAGCGTGAGACCGTCCCTTGAGACACGCCGACGACAATCGCGAAGGTGGATTGGGTCATCCTGAAGACGGACTGTCTGATATGGCGGATCGCTCGCATGAAAGGAATATATTCGAATACGAATTATATCGTCAAGCGTCCTCTGGAGCCGCGCCGTTGCGGGTTTTCAGAAATGCGAATATGCGACGTGGCATGCCCAACTACGCACGCCGGATCCGCGAGATCCGCAAAAATCTCGGCATGAACCAAGCGGAATTCGCCGCGGCCCTTGGCGTCAGCCAAGGAAGCGTCTCGAAGTGGGAAGCCGCCAAGGAACAACCGCGCACCACAGCTCTGCTCAAGATCGCAGAGTTGGCCGGCCTGCCGTCATTTAGCCTGTTCTCTGGAACTGACCACAACCAGAAGCGACAGGGAGGCCTTCGCGCAGTCCGGGTCGTCGGCAGCATCCAAAGCGGATATGGCGTGGAGGCACCGGAGTGGGACGAAGAGCAGCATTTCGACCTTATGCTGCCAACACCTCCTATCTGGGGGCCACTCGAATTATCGGGCTGGATCGTTCGTGGCGAGGAAATTTGGACGAACTGGCCGCCTGGGAGTTACGTGATCGCAGCGCGTGAAGCGGATCCAGATGACGTACCGCAAGGTTTTCGACCCCAGAAAATCCCGCTTCAGAACGGTGATGTGGTTGTTGTATCTAATAAAATTGGCCATCTTTATGAAGTAACACTGAAGAGATACTTTGAGTACGACGAGAAAACGGCTGGACTTATGCATTTGGGCAATGAGACTGGATCTGCAATGCGCCCTATTAATATTAACATAGGCTGCATAAATGGCCCGGATTTTGAAATCTTAGGCTTGGTAATTGCCACTCTGCGCTATGAGATTGATGGCGACCGCCTTACCTATGCATCGGTCGATTAGCGCCAGGAATCTCGTTGCGCATATATTCGAATACGAATATGGTATCTCCGTCCCAACCCGACGGAGGACGTCATGGACATCGCGACCACCACCCTTTCCGACAGCCAGAGCGACGCCGAGCACCTGAACACGGAGGCGGATCCCTTCAAGCAGACGGCTCGCTCGCGCAGTTCTCAGTCCGCAACCGGCCGTGGGCGACTGCCTCAGGACCCTGCCATCCGGGCGATCGAACTGGTCCGCAAGCGTTACGCGGCGTTTAATGACGCCCTCAAGGTCCAGGGACACCTGGAGCGAGAACTTCCCGATGAGCTCTGCAAATCTGAGATCACCTATTGGGAGCGGAAGATCGTAAAAACCGACGCTCCGGAATGGATATCCTCCGTCCGCACAGTGCACCGCGCGTGCGAAAAATTCCAAGACGCGCTCTGGGACGCCATCAACACCTCGCCCACTTCGGCCTCGGGCGCTCTGGCATTGCTGAACCTGCTCGAGGAAGACATGGGCTTCAAGCATATGGCAATGGACCAGCAGGAGATGTCGGCCTTTGCTCAGAGCCTGAGCTCATTCATCCGGTCGCAGATGACGCCGGCGATGACCCTCGTCGCTGCCGAGTAGCCGCGTTCCCGACGAGAAAGGCCGTGAGATGGACGATGTCGTCGAAAGGCTACGGGTATTCACGGCCGACTTCCTTCGCTGCTTCGGCGAAGGACGCGAGCACGACACCCTGGTCGAGGCGATCGCAGAGATCGAAGCCCTCCGCCTGAAAGTGGCCAAGCTTAAGAAGATGCTGGCCGACAGGCCGGAGGGCCCCTTGTGAAGCGACCTGTATTCGCTCCCGAACGGATCCGTGCTCCACATGCCGCGGCGATCCTTGGCGTCGAGACGAGGACCGTGCAAGCCTTGGCAGCGCGCGGCGAGTTACCAGGGGCCGCCAAGATCGGCGGCCTGTGGACCTTCGACGAAGCCGCGCTTCGCAGCTGGATCAAGGAGCGCACAACATGCCCCCAAAACCCAAGGCACCGAAGCACACCTACTGGCGTGGCGACACGCTATGGGCACGATTTACCGTTGCAGGTCGCGAAATCCGTGAAAGCCTCCGAACAGGCTCTGCGAAGGTTGCGGCGCGGCGCGTAGCCGAAATGCGGGAAAAGGCCGTCGGCGCGACCCGCTTCGGCGAGACACGGGTGCTCTGGGACGATGCCGTTACGGCCTGGGCCTCATTCATCCCCCGCCAGGTCGGATCACCTCGAACGGTGAAACGCTACGCGGATTCGCTCTCGATCGCCGGCCGACACTTCAGCACGCTGCCCATTGCCGACATAGACAAGGACGCCATCAATCGGTTCGTGGCGGCGCGGCGTGCGGAAGGCGTGACCAACGCGACGATCCGGCGTGACCTCCAGGCGATTTCCTCCCTCCTCGACTTCTCCGAGGATGAGGGATGGCGGGACGGCAACCCCGCTCTCGACAAGATGCGCCGGCTGAAGGAGCACCGCGATCCGATCATGCTGCCCGACGACGGCGATTACGCGTTTGTGCTCAGCCGACTTCAGGAAGGGCATGCCGAGATGCTGCGGGCTGCCCGGGCGACGGGAATGCGGCAGGACGAACTGGCGCGAGCCGAGCGGCGCCATTTCAACGCGGCCAACTCCAGCCTGCTCGTCCGCGGCAAGGGGAACAAGCAGCGCACGATCAGCCTGTCAGCCGAGGCGGCGGCGATCTTCTCCCGCCAGCCCGTCTCCCTGGCCTGCCCCCACATCTTCCATCACGCCGGCAAGCCCATCACGAAGGCCGCCTTCATTTTCTCCCGCGCACGGCGGGCGGCACAGAAGGCGGCACAGAAAGCGGGCATGGAATTCCGTGGATTTCGGTTCCACGACATGCGCCACCTCTACGCCGTCGAGTTCCTCCGGAGCGGCGGCGACATCTACACCCTGAAGGAGCATCTGCGGCATTCCTCAGTGAAGACAACCGAGATGTATCTTGAGTTCCTTACGCCGGAGGAGGCCGAACTCGCCAAGCGTGGCCGCAAGGCCGGTCTTGACGGACAGGGAGGCTTGATGGAAGAAGGCCGGCGAGCCTCGAAAGGTCGTGAGGTCTGA